ATATACGTACGATGCTGTTCTATTTGATTTTAGTAAAGAGGATGGCAAAGAAACTTTAGAAGAAATACAAAAAATAATGGAAAATCAGGGGAAATACCCTGTAAAATTCAAATATAGTACTAACTTAATGTTATAGAACAGCACAACTATTTATATATGATAACAAATGTAACAAGACCTAAGTTCGATTACGACATCGAACCTTTTTTTACCAGCGAGGATATGAGTAATAAGCTGTTTTGTACTTTTTCTACTGAAGAAAGTCTAGAAGAAGTATTAACTACTATACAGGAGAAGTATAAAATTATCTATAATAAAATCTTTGTACTTTATTCGAAAAGTCAAGATGAGTATATATGTACCTATAATGTTGATTTTGGTAATATTGGTACTTTTTTAGATAATACCATTTTAGTACATAGAAAGAAAGAAACAAATACTCTCTACACAATTAATGCTTTAAATACATTAATTAAAGACTTGAATGACGGTGTACTAGATACAAACTACCGAATTAACTGGCCTGATTATAAAAACTGCATTCTCCTTACTAAAGGCCCAGAACTTAAGAGAGTAAATACTAAGTTATATAAAATTATTGAATTATAGTTGGTTCTTTAATTTTTTCTTCTTAAATTAATAATAAGTTATATTTTTAAATTAGTTATATATGGACATTAATGCTATCCGCGCAAAATTAGATGCGTTAAACAACAACGGTCAACAGAAAGAAAAGACCGACTATTCCGAAATTTTTTGGAAACCACAATTAGGAAAGCAGACAGTACGAATTGTACCGTCGGCTTTTGATCCTACCTTTCCGTTTAAGGAATTAAAATTCCACTACGGTATTGGTAAATACCCTATGATCGCCTTATCAAATTTTGGTAAGCAGGATCCAATTGAGGAGTTTGTAAAAGAACTACGTAAGACAAACGATAAAGATAATTGGTCTTTATCAGGTAAAATCTCACCTAAAACTCGTATCTTTGCTCCTGTTGTAGTTAGAGGGGAAGAAGATAAAGGAGTTCGTTTATGGGGATTCGGTGTTACAATCTACAAAGCCCTTCTTGCTTTAGCAGAAGATGAAGATGTAGGTGATTATACTGATGTACTTAACGGATGGGATTTAGTAGTAGAACAAACTCAAGGTAACCCTTACCCACAAACTACTGTTCGAATTAAACCAAAGCAAACTCCTCTATCAGATAATAATGATTTAGTAGATACATGGATAAAAGAACAACCTAACCCTACTGAAGCATTTACTCAATACGATTATGAGTTTATCAAAAAACAATTACAGAATTATTTAGATCCTAATTCAGAAGAAGATGACGCCCCTGCTGCATTACCTGGAGGAAATGATAGTGAACTACCTTCAAGTTTAGGAACTAATAAGACCGATTTTACTTTGGAAACAGCTACTACTGGTAATAAAGGAACTGTAGATAAATTTGATGACTTATTTAACGAGTAATGGCGAAAAAGAAAGAAGTTCAAGAAAAAGCAACTGAAGCTGTAAGAAAATCCTTTAATCTTAGTAATTTTAAAAAGAAAAAAGGATTTTCTAACTCCTCAGTGAAATTTAAAGAGCAAGGATGGATTCCTTTATCTAAAGCCTTCCAGGATATAACTTCCTTACCCGGTATTCCTACCGGTCATATCACTCTTTTGCGTGGACATAGTGATACGGGCAAAACAACTGCCCTATTAGAAGCTGCGGTGAATGCTCAGAAAATGGGCATTCTCCCAGTCTTCATTATCACTGAGATGAAATGGTCTTGGGAACATGCAAAAGAAATGGGATTAGAGTTTACAGAAGTTACAGATGGTTCCGGTACAGTATTAGATTACGAAGGACATTTCTTATATGCAGATAGAGGTACCTTAAATACTATTGAAGATGTAGCAGTATATATTGCCGATCTTATGGATGAGCAGGCAAAAGGTAACCTACCTTATGATTTATGTTTCTTCTGGGATAGTATTGGCTCAGTCCCTTGCGATCTATCTGTTCGTTCTAATAAGAATAACAATGAATGGAATGCTGGTGCGATGTCGACTCAATTCGGTAATAACTTAAATCAAAAGATTCTTTTATCTCGTAAAGAGAACTCTCCTTACACTAATACTATGGTTGCTATCAATAAGGTTTGGACTATGAAACCTGAATCACCAATGGGACAACCTAAGTTACAGAACAAAGGAGGTATGTCTATGTGGTATGATGCTACTTTAGTTATTACTTTTGGTAATATTACTAACCCAGGTACTTCTAAGATTAAAGCTATCAAAGACGGACTTCAAGTAGAGTTTGCTAAACGTACAAACGTACAAGTAGAAAAAAACCATATAGGCGGAGTGCAGTCTAGAGGTAGAGTTGTAATGACTTCGCATGGATTTATACCAGATGATAAGCGTGCTATTGATAATTATAAAAATGAGCATAAAGATCATTGGTTAAAGCTTGTTGGAAGTATTGACTTTGACTTAATCGAAGAAGGAGATTTAGAAGAAGAAACTATAACTCCTAATATTCTAGATTAATGACAGGTTATAGAGATATTCTCAAAAACCTTAAAGAAACCCCACCAAGAGAATTGAACGATCACATTCTAGTGATCGATGCTATGAATATGTTAATTCGTAGCTTTTCTCTTCTCAAAGCGATGAACCCATCAGGTACACATATCGGAGGCCTGGTGGGATTTCTTCGCTCATTAGGGTACGTTACCCGTATTTTTGATCCAACTAGAGTTATTGTAGTATGGGACGGTAAAGGTGGATCTGGCAATAGACAAAATATTGATCCTAACTATAAAGCACAACGTGCAACAGCCAGAATCACCCATTGGGGACTTTATGATACTAGAGAAGAAGAACAAGAAGCACTAATTAATCAGCTTTTAAGAGTACAGGACTATTTGGACTGTCTTCCATTACAGCAAATAGTAATGGAAAAGCTAGAAGCAGATGATATAATTGCGTATCTTGCTAAACAAGCTTCAGGTAATAATAAGAAGGTTACTATAGTATCATCTGATAAAGATTTCTTACAACTGGTAGATAATAATATAGAGGTGTATGCTCCGGTTAAAAAGAAAACCTTTGACAGAAGTAATATTATAGAAGAGCTTAAAGTCTTACCAAAAAATTACAACATAGTAAAAGCACTACTAGGAGATAACTCAGATAACTTACAAGGAGTAAAAGGACTAGGTATAAAAACTATAATTAATGAATTCCCAGATCTTATTAGTAAAAGTACAACTCTGGAATACGTGTATAAGGTAAGTGAGTCTAAATTAGACGATAAAAAGATATTTCCTAAAATTATTCATAACTGGGATCGTGTAGAAACTAATTTTAAATTAATGGATTTACATGAGACGGCGTTGGATACTAAAGAAAAAAATCATATATTAGATATAATAAAGAGCAATATACCCGACCTTCAATCAGGGGCGTTTTTACACCTTTTAGATCAAGATAAGATCGAAGGTATTACAAAAAATACAGAAGGTTGGTTAGAAAATTTTAGAGGTTTAACGGTTTTTAAAAAATAAGTTATAGATGACATTAAAGGCATTGAATCAGTATGGAAAAGGTTTCCAGCTGAAAGTATTGGGCTCATTGCTTACAGACAAAGGTTTTTTATTAAATGTAAGAGACGTACTCCGTGAAGATTATTTCGATTCAGATGCACATAAGTGGATTATCAATCAGATAGTTTCCTACTTCGATAAGTACCATACTACGATTACTATGGATGTGCTTAAAGTTGAATTACAGAAAGTAGAAAACGATATATTAAAGGTAGCTTTAAAAGAAGAGCTACGTAACTCCTATCAGGCTTCTCAAGAAGATTTAGAATATGTACAAGAAGAGTTTACAACCTTCTGTAAGAATCAAGAGATGAAGCAAGCAATTTTAAATTCAACCGATTTGCTTAAAGCAGGTGATTTTGATGGTATTAGAAACACTATCGAAAAAGCTATGAAAGCTGGTATGGATAAAAATATTGGACATGAATATAATAAAGATATTGAGACTCGTTATCGAACTGACTACCGTCCTACTATTCCTTCTCCTTGGCCTATTCTTAATGATGGTATTCAAGGAGGATTTGGGCCTGGAGACCTGGCTATTGTTTTTGGTAATCCTGGTGGGGGTAAGTCATGGACTATGGTG